GCGAACTGTCCGCGGACTACCGCGCTGACAGAACTCGATCTGCTGCAGTTCATGAGCCCGCTTCGTACCTGGTGGAGCAGATTTACGAGCGGCGCCTTGCTGAACCAGCACAACCGAACGAGCGCGTGATCTTCTCTGGCGGCGGAACAGGTGCCGGAAAGACCACGGGCCTCGACATGCTCGCGAAGTCCAATGCTGATATCCGTGATGCACGGATTATCTACGACACCAACCTGAACGGGCTGCAAAGCTCGGTGAAAAAGATTGAGCAAGCACTGGCATCAGGTCGCAATGTCGACATCGTTTACACGTATCGCCACCCAGTGGATGCGCTGGTGAACGGCGCGTTACCTCGCGCGAAGCGAATGGGGCGCACGGTTCCGCTGGAAGAACACGCCAAGACGCACGTCGGATCATTGGATACGGTACGTGAATTAAGTCAAAAGTACGCAGATGATTCTCGGGTTCGCATCCAAGTCATTGATAACAGTCACGGCAAGGGGAATGCCCGTTTGTCCAGTGTGGAAGCGCTACCCCGGTTAGATTACAATGCGGTGGTAGGAGAGTTAGATGCAGCCCTTGAAGCAGCCTACAAGTCAGGCGCCATTACAGACGCCATCTACCGAGGCACAAAAGGAAACGGCGCTCCGCAACGCGGAGGCCGATCGGCTCGGCAGAGCGTGGGTCGAGGCCCTGAACAAGGCGGTGATGGAAGAGGACTCGGACCAGAAGAGCAGCTAATCGCTGCCACCCCGATTCAGCGAGAGACCGCACTCAAGCAGGCGGTCGTCAATGGGGCGCTTGACACCCCGATCAACCCCCAAGCCGATGCCGCAGACGTTCGTGGTGCGCTCGATGCCGCGCAGAAAACACTTGCGCGCGAGATCGACACCGGAACACCGACTGCGGACAACCTGAAGGCCGCTCAGGAAGAGATGAGCCTTGCGCAGTCCGATCTCGAGGCGCTAGCGGATCGGCTCGGCGTAGAGGCTGAGGATGCCTCTATTCGCGAGATCAACGAAGCCGCTGCAAATGCGGATCGATGGGCGAAGGTCGCGAACCTAGCGACGGTTTGCCTGGTGAGGGGCGGGTAATGCCTTCACGGCAAGTTCAACAAGCCGCGGGACTGGGTACTCTCCGGACAGGTAGCGCATTAGTGTTCGGCGATCGATGCCCATCTCACGAGCTGCACCGGCCTGACTGTAGCCGGCGCGATCGATGGCCTCCTGAAGTTCGGCGCCGTAACCGGCGACAACGGCAGCGCCACGGCGATCCGGCACGAAACTGGTGCCGCTGTGTGCGGCGATGGCGAGGGAAAGCGGGATGTCACTTGCGTAGCTCATGGTGTTGTTTCCTCAGTAAGCGCGGAGGCATGGTGCCACATGCGGCAAGGCGTCACAACTGATCGTTTATACATGTCATGACAGAAGCATGCATTGATCTCGTCCGCAAGAATGTCGCTGACATCACGGACAAGGAGCTGGACGACATACTGGAGCAGATGCGCGCGCGTCAGGCGCGACTGATCCAGCAGGGCGCTGATCCGGCAACCGCATCTGCTCAGGCCGGCATGGAGGTAGCGGAAACGCTTCAGGCTGCCGCTGCAATCGAGAAGCGCAGTGCCGCGATCAATCGCCGCATTCGCCTTGAAACCATCGACTACCTGCGCACGACATGGGCAGAGGATATGGGCGAGGGCGTGCTCGCTGTGCTGTACGGATCGGCCAAGGCGCGCTTTGGTTCGCGATCTTCGGTCAACGCTGCGCAGTCCGCCTTACTGCGTCGATACCTGGGCGGCGTGACGGGCGAACTGGAAGCTGCGGGACTGTTCGATGTGCTGCGCAAGGGCGATCTGGACCGCGAGGTATTCGGCGCGATGCGCAGCATCGGAGATGACGCCGCGCTTCGTCAGTACCCGTCGCAGGCGGTCGAGATCGCAAAGATTCTGGACAAGTGGCAGAACGTGTCGCGACTGGACGCCAACCGTGCTGGCGCGTGGATCGGCAAGGTCGATGACTACGGGGTGCGTCAGACGCATTCCGCAGATCGCATCTACAAGGCCGGCGAAACAGCATGGAAAGCTGACGTGCTTCCCGTGCTGGATCTGGAGCGTATGTTTCCGGAAGGCACACCGAAAGACCTGGACGGATGGCTCACGGAGACTTTCAAGAACATCACCACTGGCATTCGAGAAACCACGACTGGCGCGAAGGACGCCGCATTCAAGGGACCGGGAAATCTCGCCAAGAAGCTCTCGCAGGAGCGCGTGATTCACTTCACGACGGCGGATGCAGCGTTTGAGTACAACCAGAAGTACGGCACCGGCAACCTTCGGGAAACCTTCATTGAAGGCATGCGTCAGTCCGCAGATGCAACAGGGCTGATGCAGGTGCTTGGAACCAACCCGGAGAGCAACCTGCGCGAGATCATCAACGCCGTACGCTCTGGCATGCGTGACGATGTGCCGGCACTGCAGAAGTTCGACCGATACCAGGACCGCATCAAGAATGCATACCTCGAGGTGAGCGGGGTCACGCGCCGGGCCGTTAGCTCGCGCATGGCAGCAATTGGTCAAGGTGCGCGGCAGTGGTTCACGATGACGACGCTGGGTGGAGCAGTGCTTTCGGCCACGACAGATGTGCCGATCCGCGCCAGCCTGCTGCGGTATCAGGGTCAGTCATACCTTGGCGGACTGGTTGACGGACTCATCGCGCCGATCAAGCGACTGACCGCCGGAATGGATAGCGGCGAGAAAAAGGCGGTGCTTGCGGCATCCGGTTACTTCAACGAGATCGCGCTATCCAATATGGCCACGCGATTCTCTCCTGATGACCAGATCCCCGGCGTGCTTCACCGCGGTGTCAATCTGTTCTTCAAGATGAACCTGCTGGCCGGCTGGACTGATTCAATGCGTCGTGCCACGGTGGAATCGATGGCCCACTACTGGGGATCAATTGCAGGCAAGTCATGGGGAGAGCTTTCTGATCGAAATCGCATGGCGCTGCAACGCTTCCGCATCGGCGAGCAAGAATGGGCAGTAATCTCTCAAGGCGTTGTAGAGGCTGATGGTAGAAAGTTCATGACGCCGCAGGCGGTGCGCGAAATGGACCTGGATGCATTCTCGCCGCTGGCCACCGATCGCATCCGGGCTGCGAAGGAACAAGGCGTTAAATCAGGTAAGCCGGAAACTGCCGATCGCAATGTCCGCAAGATCCTGGAAGAAACCCGCGAGTCCACCGCAGACAAGTTGCAGCAGTTCTACGCGGATGACTTGGATTCAGCGGTGATCCAGCCGGACGCACGCACGCTAGCTTTTATGCGTCGTGGCACGCAGGCCGGCACAGTCATCGGCGAAGTGATGCGCCTGTTCTGGCAGTTCAAGTCATTCGGTATCGCCGTGATGCAGCGAGCATTCCTGCGAGAGCTTCATGGCTATGGGCCAAATGCTGGGCTTTCGACCACACGCGGACTTGGCCTGATGCTGCTCGGTAGTCTCGGGTTCGGCTACATGGCGATGTCGCTCAAGGATATGGTCAAAGGCAAAACACCGCGGCCGGTCAACAACCCGAAAACTTGGGCGGCAGCGATGGTGCAGGGTGGCGGCCTCGGAATCTACGGCGACTTCCTGTTCGGCGAGGCCAGTCGGATGGGCGGCGGCTTCCTGGAAACATTGGGCGGTCCGGCGGTAGGCAAGGCGGCGGAAGTGAAGCGCCTATACGATCGCGCGGTGGCCGGGGATGATGTTGCTGCTGAGGCGCTTCGCTTCGGCATCAACAACGTACCTGGCAACAACCTGTTTTATACAAGGATGGCTGCGGACTACTTTTTCCTGTACGAACTGCAGGAATCAATGAATCCGGGTTACTTGCGCCGCATGGAGCGAAGGGCGGAGCAGGAGCGTGGTCAGCAATGGTGGCTTCGACCGTCCGAAACGGTCAACTGAACATGTCTAGCTTGGCGGCTACCCATACGCCAACGCCTGTCAGCGCGAGCCACAGCCCAATGAATACCGTGTGGAACAACAGATCTGGCCAATCTCTGGCGCCGTGTTCCAGCGCGAATTTTGCCACGAGTAATCCGATGCCGATCGGCAGCCAACCGGTCAGCGCTGTGATTGATAGCAGTTTGTATGCGTCTTTCAGGCCCATGATTTCTACTTGTTCGTCAAGCGCGAGTAATCGCGAACGAACGACGCCGCCTTGATCGCAGCGCTGTTCACCAGCTTGTAATCCTGTCCGGGGCGGAAGATGCCCTTCCACGATCCGCCGGATTCGTAGAATGTCTGCTCAACTGTCTCGGCCCCGGACGTGATCGTGATTCTCAGGCGAACGGTCGAATCGCCTGCGGCTGGTCCGAGGAAGAATCGCTTGCCTCTGCCGGCGATCATGATCTCTTCGAGGATCGGCTCAACGGTGATGCCATCAACTTCGAGAACGGCAGGCCGAAGGTACTTGTCGATCGCCTCTTGCATGTGAGTCGACTGCTTGCCCGACATTGGTAGCAGTTCACCGGCCTGCGCATAGCCGGACACCAATAGCGCAACGCACAAAGCGAGTTTCATTGCCAGACCTCCTGTGTCCGTTCGGACTCTACGGGAGCGACGGCCTATTGCCAAATTGGAGCGAAGTGAATGCCGTCCACCGCCACGAACAGGCTGCAGGGGCTGACCACCTCGGTTGCCGTTAAGGCACCGGTCAAGGTTGCCGCAAGCACGAACCTGACCCTTTCAGGGGAGCAGACGATTGCCGGCATTGCGTGTGCCGATGGTGACCGGGTGCTGGCATACGGTCAGTCAGTTCCATCGGAAAACGGCATCTACGTCGTCAGCACCGGGCAGTGGTCGAGGGCGAAAGACTTTGACGGCGCCCTGGACGTGGTGAATGGGACGCTGGTTGTCTCAAACAATACGGCCAACGATGGCATCTACTACCGCGTCACGACTGCCGATCCGATCGTCATCGGAACTTCGAACATCGAATTCGAGGCGATCATCGGCGGGCTCACGCAGTCGATCATCGCGCAACTGCTCTATCCGCAGACCGACGCTGAAGATTCGGCCGGCGTCGTTCCGACGCACTATCAATACCTCGCCTATCCGCGCATCTCGATCGATCGATACGGTGCGGTTGGCGATGGCGTGACCGATGACTATCCGGCCTTCGTGAAGGCGCGAAACGTCGCCAACATTGTCGGCGGCCTCGTCGAGTTGGGGCCCAAGACGTACTACTTCAGCCAGCGCGCTGAGCTGAACACCTCGGGCACGGGCATCATCGGCAGCGGCTATGCGAGCTGCATCAAGGGTGAGAGCGCAGGCACGTACATCATCCTGCTGATTCAGCACGGGACCTTCGGGGCGCTCAACGGCATCGTACTGCGCGACTTCCGCATCGATGGCAACAGCGGCGGTCAGCTCGACGCCGGCCTGCTCGCCTGCAACAACGTCGTCGGCGGTGTTCTCGACAATATCTGGGTTGAGAATGGCACGCGGGTCGCTGGTGCGTCTGGCGTCAACGGAATGTCCTTCTCCGCGGGTACGCCTGGTGGGACAGGCAATCGCATCACCGTCACTAACTGCAAGGTGCGCAACACGACCAAGGCCGGCTACAACTGGACCTCCGAATCCGTCGAGGTCTCCTTCGACGGCTGTAAGGCGTGGGACATCGGCGGCAACGGCACGGCGCCAGGCCTGCAGCTGAACGGCGGATTCAACGCCAAGATCATCGGCTGCGATTTCTACAACTGTGAAGGCCCGGGCATCTATTCCGCGACGGACGGACTCAACAATCCTCCGCGCAATGCGATCTTCGCCTTCAACACAGTCCGCAACTGCGGGGTGACGTCGACGACGCTGGGTGATGGCATTCATCACACCAACTCGAGCGGCACCAACGTCGGTCGACTGATCTACGTCGGCAATCAGATCTACGACTGCGGGAATGCAACCGGCGGCGGCTCCGCGATCAGCGTGCAGAACGAGGACAACGTGGTGATCGACGGCAACATCGGTCGCAATTGCCGCTTCGACGGCGTCCGCATCAACAATTGCAACCATGTGTCGATCACTGGCGGTCGCTATTCCGGGAACAACGTTGCCGCGGTGAGCTATGCCGGCGGCGTGCACATCCTGGGTACGTGCGCGCACCTCACGATCACTGGCGTCAACGCATCCGACGACAAGGCAGTCAAGACGCAGAGCTATGGCCTCATCTTCGAGACTGGAGCGGTTCTGTCGAACGTGAACGTCGAGGGCAACAACTTCGCCGGTAACGCGGTGGGCGAGTTCCTCATGAATGCCGGTTTCAAGCGGGGCCGCGTTGCCGTCAGCGTGTATCGACAAACCACGGATGGCAGTGTTGGCAACGCGCTCGCGATGGCGATGCCTGACGAATGCGCCTATGTCGTAACGCAGCGCTCGATCGGATCGAAGGCGGACGGGTCAGATCGCGCGGTGTACTCACGCCAAGGGCTGTTCTATCGCGACGCCGGCGGCAACGCGGCGCAGCAGGGCGCGACGAGCACCATCGGTACTGACATCGAGTCCAACGCCGCGTGGGGCGGCGCCGCGATGGCGGTATCGAGCACCTTCGCCGTTGCCCAGGTGCAGGGCGTTGGCTCCACTACGGTTAGTTGGAATTCCCGCATCGAGATCGAGTCGATCGCGGCATGACGCCACAACTATGAACGAACGCCAGCCCTTCGGCGGACTCACGGACGCTGAGATTGACCACATTGCCGAGCGCGCTGCGAAGCGTGCGCTTGAGCCTGTGTACGCCGATGTCGGAAAGAGCGTGCTGCGCAAGGCGGCATGGCTCGCCGGAATTGTCGTCATCGGTCTCGCGTTGTGGCTGATAGGCAAAGACTCGCTCCCGCTCAAATGATTGACCGAGCAAGGCTTCGACAGCAGCTGGCGAAGCACGAAGGATTCCGGCCATTCGTCTACGACGATGCGACCGGCAAGCCCGTGGCTGTCGGTAGTCAGGTGCGCGGCAAGCTCACGGTCGGGGTGGGCAGAAACCTAGAGGACAAGGGCCTGTCCGAGGACGAGATCGAGTACCTGCTAGATAACGACATCAGCGACTGCATCGGCGCTGCACAGACATTCCAATGGTTTGGGCGACTGGACCCAATTCGCCAGGCGGTCATCGTCGAGCTCATCTTCAATCTCGGCCTGACACGATTCAAGGGCTTCAAGAAGTTCATTCAGTTCGCCAGTGAGGGTCGCTGGATGCATGCGGCTGAAGAACTGAAAAATTCACTTTGGTACGAACAGGTCAAGGGAAGGGGTGAAACCCTCCGCAAGCAGTTTCTGACAGGAGAGTGGCAGTGAGCGCAAACACAGTTGATAGGAAGGTCGCGGCCGGCGTTGCAGTCGGCGGCGTTGTCTCGGTACTTGCGTGGGCAATCGAGACATTCACGACGGTCAAACTTTCAGCCGATGCCGCTATTGGCCTCACGGCTGCGCTGACGTTCATCGTTCAGTACTTCGTGCCTAACAAGGCCGTGGAGGATTCAAATGATCAGACAGGCTAAAGCGGCATTCGTTGCTGCAGTTCTTCTCGCGCTGACCGCATGCGCGCAGCTTGGACTCGCGCCCGCGTCGAGTTTCAGCGATCGACTGGCATATGCCTACGGAACGCATACCGCAGTCCTGACATCGGCCACTCATTCATTGGAAGCTGGCGAAATCTCCAGTGAGGACGCAACGCGCGTACTCAAAGTGGCCGACCAGGCGCGGCAGGCGCTCGATGCGGCCAAGCTGGCATTGACCGCTGGCGACACTTCCACCGCGGAGGGCCGGCTGCAGCTCGCAGTTGCCTTGCTCGGCGAACTCCAGACCTATCTGAGGGCGAAATCATGAGCGCTGCATCTGCTGCCGCCGGCATTGGCCTGTTGCTCCAACTCATCGAGCAAGCTGCACGTGTCTCCAGCGTGATTCGACAGGCGCAGGCTGAGGGTCGAGATGTCACGTCAGAGGAGCTTGCGCGGATCATCGTGGAGAACGACGCGGCGCGTATGGCGCTGATCGATGCGATAGCAAGGGCGAGAGCGGAGGGGCGGTAATCTACAAGGTGGAATGACCGTGCCCAAATCGTGCCATAGCAGGCACGGTTTGGGGCAGTTTCAGGCGGGTTAGCGGATTCGATATTCCTTTCAAATCAATAGGTTAATGGTGGAGGCGGCGGGAATCGAACCCTCGCCCTGCATTGATCTACTTGGCCTTTTCTTCTGATCGTGCCGCAGTCGTGCCATAAATCAGCGTGACGGCACGGCTCCCGGCGAGCGGGTCCACCTCCGGAATCCATCGTCCGTAGACCTTCACGATCATCGACCAGTCCTCATGGCCCATCTGCTTTGCGACCCACAGCGGATTCTCGCCGGCAGAAAGCATCCAGCTCGCGAACGTGTGCCGAAGCTGTTTCGGTCCACGATATCGCACGCCGGCTTTCTTCAGTGAGTACACCCACGCGGTCTTCCGGATCGGACCGTCCCCCGTCCACGGTTCTCCTGTTCTGGGGTTGTGCCAGATGTGCTGGCCAGCCAGATAGGTTCGCGCCTTTTGCCGCTCCAGCGCTGCGAGGGCAGGGGCGAGCAATTTCACGTCCCGTTCACCCGCTTCGGTTTTCGGTGCCTTGAGGCGTCCTTCGCGGACGGCTCGCGCGACGCGCATGGAGCCGCGGAGGAAGTCGATATCCGCCCACAGCAGCGCAATGATTTCGCCAAGGCGCGGTCCGGTCCAGCACCAGAACTCCACGAAGTCAGCGAACTGCGGATCGCTGTGTTCGCGGATGGCGGCGATTTCCTCTTGAGAGAATGGATCTACGGTGTCCTTGGTTTGCAGAGTTCGCAGGCGCTTCAACTCGAAGCCATGCAATGGATTGCGAGGGATGAGCGGCGGGTCCTGATCGACGGCCTCGTTCAGCATTGATCGCAGCGGGATGAGGATGTTGTTCAGTCGCTTGCGGCTGAGTTTCGTGCCGGCCGCCCAGGTCTTGACGTCCTGCCGCGTGAGGTCCGATAGGCGCGTCTCACCGAACTGCGGCTTCAGGTGCTTACGGACGTCCTTCTCGTACTCATCCCAGGTTTCTGGTTCAACCTCACCACTCTTGCCGTCAAGCCATACCCCTAGCTGCTCTCCCACAGTGATTGCTGCGCCAGGGGTACGTGCGAACGTGCGCGCGCGCGGAGAGTTCGGGAAGTGCTTCGCGTAGTCGAATGTACCGGTCGCGATCTCGTGCTCGATCGTGGCTTTCAGTCGTTCCGCCCATTTCCGATTCGCATCGGTCGGACGAAGCTTTAGCTTCTCCCGGCAGCGCGCGCCGCGATACTGGAACGTGATGCCGATGCTCGATCTGCTTGTGGCGCGAACGCCTTTCCCTCGACCCATGCGTGATACCCCTCGATGCTGTACAGGATGCGTCCGTCCGGTGCCTTCTTCCAGACACCACCCTCCAGCCAGACGCCCTGCGAGCGCTTCTTATCGCACGCATCCTCAGTGTAGCCGGTAAGTTCGTAGAACCGTGGACCGGTGACCCAATTGACGGGAAGGACAACCATAGTTCAGTCAGTCACTCAGCGCTGAGCCCGAGTTGCTTTGCCTTCTCCCAGCCGGCCTCGGTGTAGCGTTCTCGCTTGCCTTCTGGGAAGGAATAGTCGGCGATATCCTCGGGCCTGATATGCATGTCGCCGCTGAGGTTTAGTTCGGCGAAGGTTGGCGGATACAGGACCGGTTCGAAATTATTTGGATTCATGGTTTCACCTGGTCAGCTGGCTTGCCCCGCAGTGGCTCTCGGCCACTTGGCGCGCTCGCTTTCAATCCAGCGCTTCGATCCGACCGGCATCTCAGATTCCGGCACAGCCTTGTCCGCAACGTAGTCCCAGACGTAGCGCTTTCCGTTGATCGTCATGCCGCCGTACATCTTTGCGATTCGTGCAAGGCCACTCATTTCGGCACGCTCACCATTAGTGATCTGAGTGCCGCGAATGCTGCCTGCACATCCGGGATGTTTCGATGCCAAGCCGCATGTTGTTCCTGCGTCCACCGGCGCGGGTCGAGTGCTTGCTCCAACTCGGCAATGCGCTCCACCTGCCGCGTGAACCGCTCGGCGTGCCGCTCGCCATCTGGCCCCATGAAATGCGCAATGGTCGCGTTCGCGCCGGCGATCTGCTGCTCCAACTCCGCAATCTTCTCCCTCTGCGCCTTGATGACGGCGGTGCCTTGCGCCTCGCGAGCGTCTTCCGCTCTATGAGCGGCCAATTCCTGTACTCCCATCCGCATTCGCAGAGGGACATCCAGCACTTCGGGCAGTCGGTCAGCATGGTTTTCTCCTTTACTTTGGCCACTGTGCACCTGGCGCACGAAAGCCTGCAACCGGTCGATCGCAGCATGCGTGCCTTTGCCGCGGCGATTCGAGAAGGAGTCGAAAATAAACGTCGGCTCGTAGATCCATTCGAGCTGCGGCACCAGCCAGTGATGGATAACGCGATCAGAGAACGTCGGCGCGTGAATCTCTCTGGCTTTCGGCTGCTTGGCCACGAAACACGTCGGTGGATCCGGCTGCCATGTGCCCGCGATCACGCGTTCCAGCAGCTGCTGCAGGTTATCGATCCAGAAGGTTTCGAAGCCCACCTGGTCGTTGCTGGGCTTCTTCTTGCGGCGGGCCTCGCGCCAGGCAGCGTAGAGAGCCTGCAGAGTAACGACATCCTTGGTGACACTCACCGACGCGCACGGCGCGGAACCAACCGTTGTTGTTGCGGTTGTTCCGGTTCGAATTGCCGTTGTTGAAGTTGACGTTCCACGCGAGATCCAAGGGCGACTCGCTAACCCGCGAACTTTGGACCCGGCGGACCATCCAGAGGGGTAGGACCGCTTCGTCATGAAATAGCCTCTTGCGAGGCGTCGCGGGCACTCAGTGTCTGGGCACGCCCCGCGGACGTATTGGTCTGCGAGTTCTGGCCCTTACAGGAATGACGTCTCTGCCAGCCTCCACACTGCTGGCCGAGGTTGTAAACGATGCGCGCCAGGGCCTGGAACTGCTTGAAGCCAGTGAAGGCCTCGACACGCTTTGCGATCTGCAGAGAGAGTTTCAAATCATCGATCGCAAACGATAGCCGACTGAGCCATTCCGCCCGCCGGTGATGATCCCGCCACGCACGATTGGCGAGCCGCGCAACGCGCCGTGCTTCCGAGCGTAATTCAGCGCCGACAGCGTACTTGTGATACCGAGAAAATCCGCGGACGGCTCCCTCGATCTCCACAAGCACGCGCTCGCTTGCTTTCACGATGGTAGGTGCTTCGTGCATGTCAGAAGACCAATGGGCCTAGAGCTGACCGACGCGCACGGCGCGGAACCAACCGTTGTTGTTGCGGTTGTTCCGGTTCGAAATGCCGTAGTAGAAGTTGACGTTCCACGCGAGATCCAAGGGCGACACGCTGTCGGGCGTAATCGACCAGAACCAGTCAGGAGGGCAGTTCGGGAAGTAGTTCGTGTCGATCGCCGGGTTGACGCGCGTGCGATCGGGCAGCGTGAACAACTGCTCCACCGAGGGCGCGGCCCAGTCGTGGAAGCCGGCACAACCCTGGGTTTCTGCCAAGGCAGCACGAATGGTCTTCTCGTGGCCGTTCGGGATTCGGATTGCCTTCACGGGCCACATGAATCCAGTGTGGTTGTCCAGCACGGCGTCCCACACGGTGGCGTGAACCGGCAGCACAGAGCCGTCGGCTGCGATCTTGGTGTGTCGATTGGTGTGATCCATGGCAGTGAACCTCAAGAAGGGGGGTTCGCGGGTGACTCAGTGGCGTTCGTTCGCGCCATCCATTCCGGCCAATCCGGTATGGGATCATCCACACGAACCGGCATCACGACGACAACCAGGTCGGGCTCTGTGATGTAGCGAGCGACATGAACGCGCTTTTCCGGCGTGTCCCGGCGGTGCCACCACTGCATGCCTTGCATGTTCGCGCTTTGTAGGATGGGTGAACGCAGCGTCAGATAACGAGCCGCGATAGCGCTCGCGATCCCGGCTTCCAGCTGGTCGATGGCTGGCACGACATTGCGCCAGAGCGGATAGGCAGACTCGATGAACGGTTTGCCGGGCGAAACGAATAGTTCAGCGCCAGCGTTGTTGACGACGATGCGGTGATTTTCGGAGGCGACTACCACGTCGCCATGGATGGGGACGTTGCTGTCATTCGGGCCATAGATATCTTCGTGATTGAGCCAGGACTCAAACACGGGATCGATAGCCAGCGTGCGTGCCCGATCGACGACGGCATCGCGACTGTGCATCACGCCTATGATGTGACCGTTGGTGGCGATGAGCAGCGCGCCGGGGTTGGCCGGTTCGATGCGGATGCCCGCCATCGACGGACGCGTAGTTTCCACGTCAGCTTTGTACGGCATCACCAGTTGCAGGTCGCGCAGTGGGATGCAGAGCAGTGGTGCGGCGCTCACAGTGGGAACTCCTCATCATCTTGGTCGGTATGTGTGGTTTCGTTCGGCGCGGACAGTCGCGGCACACGCTCCAGTTCCAACGCATACGTGGGCTTGCTGCCGCCGACCTTGGCCACCGCGCGCGCGGCGGCTTCATCGGTCACGTGCAGCGCGTAGATCGCACTGCTGCCATAGAAGACGGTGCGGAAGGAATCGTCAGCCTGCGGAATGTCGACCTGCAGCAGATTGCCGCCGCCGATCGCGCGTTCGCTGATGCGGCCGGCAACACGCTGATGGCCCATCAACTCGACGATGCCCCATGCGTCGAACTTCTCGGTGCTCATGCCGCACCGGCCGCGATCGACTGCTCCGACCACACGCGAATGCCATCGCAGACGAAGTCGCCCTTGAGGCTGCGAGCCTGCGCACCGATCACCTTGTCGTTCGCTATCACGAGCGACAGCGGCGCGCGGCCTTCGGCAATTGCCTTGACCAGTGCCTTCAAGTCGGTGCATTCAGCCTTCCACACTTCGCGGGTGTTGATGCCGGCGACCTTCGGCGCCTCGCGTTGAATGACCGGGGCGACGACGGTCGCCGCACGCTGCTCAAGCTGCTCGGCCTTCTCGACCTTGCCGGACGCAGTGGCCTTTGCCGCCTGCGCCTCCAACTTCTCACGCTCCTTGCGCGCTGCCTCGTCGGCCTTGCGCTGTTCTTCGGCGCGCAATCGCTGCTGCTCCTGCTGAAACGCGACCATCGCGCGCTTGATGCTGGTCTCGGCCTGGTTGAGCTTCGACTCGGGCGCACGGAACAGATCCATCACGGCAGCCTTTGCGGCGTCGATCGGGCGAGTGATGGACTTGCGCAGGGTGTCGAGCTTCTTCTGCGCGTCCTTCACCTGCTTCAGTTGCGAGCCGGAGAGCGAATAGTCCTCCGCCGTCACGATTCTGAAGCTGCTGAAGGTGGTGACGAGCTGGTCCGCCTGGGCGGAGATCTCCTTCACCTCGGGATGCGATGCGACGTCATGCTGCAGCATGCTTGTTTCTCCAGTGGAAGATGTTCAGCGCCGACGTGAAGATCGAATAGTCGGCGCTGTCGGTGAGTGGGTAGATGCGGTAGTCATTGGGCTTCAACTGCACGCAGAATCGCTTGCGCTGGCGGCCGCCGAACTGCGAGCGATACAGCGTTTCGTAGCCCGCGGTCTGCGGGCCGACCGAGGCCGGCATCGAGGCCGTGGCCTTGAAATCGAGGAGCGCATCGCTGTCGCGCCAGTGACCGAAAAGATCGAGCGTGCCGGCGACCCGCAGCTTCGGGCATGCGACAGGCATTTCACTGGCGATGACCGTGATGCCGGACTCTTCCAGGAATCGCCGCCCCCCGATGATGTAGGGCACAAGGTCAGCATCCAGCGAATGCCAGTCGAGTTCGTCGCGCACCAGCAAGGCCATCGCCTGGTGCACGTGCTGGCCACGGATTCGCGCGCGCTCCAGCACATTTGCCGGAATGCTGCTGAGATCTTCCAGCGGCGAGAGGATCTCGGTGACGCTGGGCACGCGCTCTCCATTGAGCGTGTACACATGCGCCGCGGCGTCGAATTCAAGCTTCGGCCGCATGCTAGCTGATCCATGCCAGCACTTCGTTGACGCGCTCGAACGGCAACTGCGTCAGTGAGTCGATTCCGAGTGTCTCGCAGGCTTCCTCGGCGGAGATGCCGGCGTTGTCGAGCTTCACTCGGATCAGCTTGATCTGCTTCTCGGTAGCTACCTTGCCGCCGCCGTTCGAGCGCGGCGCTTCGTGGCGACGCTCTACGATCTCGCCGGTGTCGTGATCGATGGTCGAGCCGCCGTCGCTGGCTTCCGGCGCGACTGCCGGCGTTTGGGCCGCTGCTCGCAATGCGGGCTGCGGCTCGAGGTCCTGGACTTCTTCTGGCGTGTAGATGCCGATCGAGACGCCCGGATAGACCGTGCGCACGCCTTCGCTGATGACGCGGGCCCGCAGCATCTGCCGCGGGTAGTTGCGCCAGTTGTCTTTGCCGGTCAGGCCGGCGGCTTTCGCGCGCTCGAAGGTCCAGTCGATTTCGACGGAGCCGCCGTTCGGATGCGAGAAGATCGCGGCAACGCGCTTGTCGGTGTACTCGGTCCACTGGACCTTGCCGCCGGCAGACTGGAAGCGGGCCAGCATCGTGTCGGCCTTCAGCGCCGGGCGACCCTGGATGATGTGGTACTCGACGGCCACGCTGCCGGGGTGACGGCCTTCCGCCTGGGCAATGCACATCAGCGCCAACGCCTGGTCGGCAGTCTTCATGCCGAAGAGGTTGCTCTTCACGATGGCGCTCGCCATGCGCTCCATCTCGGTGTACGGGACGAGGTCTATGCTCACTGTTCTTGCTCCTTCGCGTCGTCGACGCGATCTGTGATCTGGTATCGGTTGTCGCGGCCACGCACGGCCGTAACGGTGAATCCCGCGTCTTTCAGCGCGTGCATCACGTCGATCATTCGCTCGGAATGCAGTTCGAGCAGGAAGGCCGAGACCGGCAACAGCGTGACGGGCTTGCGGTCGGCGGTGCTCATTCCGTGAGCCTCCGGTCATCTGCGTGCATGAATCGACGCAGGCCAGGCCGTGCGTTGTGCAGCGTGTACGCCACGGCGCGAAGCTGCGCGCCGGCGATCGGGATGCGATCAGCGAGACGCTCGACCGCGCTGATGATCCTGTAGAGATCGCAGTCGATGCGATCCGCTTCGGTCTGCAGTTCTGTGCGCGCCGATCGAGGCTCAATTTTCGTGATGCTCATCGCTTGCCTCGCTTCGCGCGTTCGATCCGCAGCTCCGCGACGTTGGCGTGCTTGCGCGGCTTCGGCTGATCGACGAGCCAGCCATTGCTGGGCTGCCACGAGCCCAGTTCGGTGCGCCGGCGCTGCCATGCGGCCTCAAGCGCGCGGCCCGCTTCCGGCGGCGCGGTCTCGATGCGCGCAGGAACCTGCAGCGTCGAGGCGTCGCGGCGTCCGAGAAGGCGGCGCAGCCAGCTCACAGCGATCCACCCAGGTAAAACGCGAGCGCCGCACCGAGCACGGCGCCGCCGAGGGCAGATCCACCGAGGATCAGCGCGAGATAAAGGGCGTCGGAGTGGATGCGCATCACGCACCCTCCGCACGAGCGATGAGGGCGCGCAGTCCGATGCACTCCTCATCGGTGCACGGCTGGTCGTCGGCATCTGAGCCGAAGTGGTCGTAGTCGATGATCGTGCGCAGGCCGGTACCACCGCACTTGCAGCGCGTGGCCTGATTCTTCAGCTCTGCGAGCAGATCCGGTGCAGCCGCAATCAGGCGCGCATTCGCAGCGCCATCGACCGCGCCCTGGTCGCCACAGTGAGCGACGCAGTAGTTGCCGGCGTTCACGTAGTGGCCGCGAAACGTCGGCACGTATTCCCACGGGGCCGGGGTGTGCTTGCTCACAACTCACCCCGCACTGGCTTGCCCGCATCGTCCGCCGCCTGGTCGGCCCAACTGCGGCGCCGCGGCTCGTCCGCGTACTCGCGACGCATCCGGCCGCGCAGCTCGTCGATGCGCGCCTGGCGGTTGCGGACCATGGTGTCGAGCGTTTCGAGCGCGCCTCTCAGTCGGCCGATCGTCTCCCAGGGATTCGCGGGCTCACTCGGCTGCGCATTCAGCTCGCAGCTCTCGGCGATGCCGCGCAGGTAGCGCGTCCACATCAGCAGGTCGTCGTCGTTCGGATTGAACAGACTGACCGGTGGCATGATCGGCAGCAGAGGAGTGGCGGCGCTCACGGCTGCACCTCCCGCTCCGCATCCATCGCCATGCGTGAACACATCCGGAAAGGCGGCTCTCGGATCGGGCGTGCGAGAGTCGTTACCGTTGCTCATGCGGCCTCCAGCTTTGCAAGACGCTCGTCAACACGCGCAAGTAGCTCCCGCTCTGTGCCGTAATGCGCCACAAATCGACGCTTGTGTAATGCGAGCGACGGGCCATAAGCGAGAACGGCCGTGGACTGCGAGAAGCCGTCGGGGGCGATGCCGCGGTGATGCCACGGGCATAGCGGGATGGTTGCCTGGTCTCCACCGGAAAGCCTCCTGTAACCCTTATCGACCAAGTGATGCATGTCGGGCGCCGAGTAGCCGAGAAGTTCTATCTGGCAACAGATGCAGCCCATCTCACGAAGCAGGCGGAAACGGCGTTCGCGGTTCACGCCGCGAACCTCTCAACCTCGTATCGCAACTGCTCGGCCTCAACTCCCTGCAGGAAGTTGTCGACGCACACCCGCATCACCCTCCCGAACAGCTCGTCAAACTGGAACTCATCCAGTGTTGAGTAGTCGATGCTGCGCACTTCGTAATGCACCTCGCCGTCCAGGGTGATGATCTCGTCCACGTGACCAGCGGCTAGTTCCACGGCCTTCCTGAACATGTGGAAATTTGTGTACCGCTCCTGGTTCTCATACGTGAGATTCAGCAGGGCGAAGTAGCGCTTGTGATTGGTGTAATCACGGGGCTTCTTCACGCTGCACTTCAGCGTCTCGCCGAGCTTCCAGCGCTTCACGGCCTGCTTCGCCTGTTCGTCGGCGGGCTGGAAGCCGTTCAGGGTCTTGGTGAGGTAGATGTCCATCAGCTTTAGAACCCGATTTCGTCGTCGAACCCGTTATCCGCCGGACGCTGCGCCGGTTTCTGTTCTTTCGGCTTTGGATCGAACAGGGCGAGCCAGCCATTGAAGCCCACAGGAATGCTGTCCAGCTTCAGACGCAAACCCTTCTGCGTCTCGAACACGGCGCCGACATTTAGCCAGCGCGGCTTGTCTCCTTCCTTCTGGGCCGGAACCGCATACACAACGTCGAACTTCTTACTCATGCCGCCCTCTTGTACTGCTTCACCTTGGCAACCAAATCGGCCAGCTCGCTGTTGAACTGGTCTACCGCGCTGGCCAGCGTCTTGATGTATTCCTCATCGCGATGCACGCGCTTGACGAATAGCGGCAGACCGGGCCAGTACGAAACGAAGTCGCACCACTCGCGGCCTGACACCCAGAGCTGTCCTTGCACCTGGGCCTTGTGCTCTGACGGCAGTTCACCGCCGAGTATCACATCCAGTTGCAGATGGGCGAGCTTGGTCTTGATCTCGAGTAGGCCATTGCTGCCGACGATACTGTCCGGGCTTGCCCCTGCATCTCCACGACGCAGAAACCCGATACGCTGCGGTTCCAGATCAGTCATGAAGGCATAGGCGTTTCGCGCCTCGTCCTCCATCTCCTTCCCGCGCTCCATGTGGTCGTTGCTGTAGCTGTACATTGGCTCGCCTGTCAGGATCTCTCCGGCCAGCTTCAGCATGTACGTGCGCCGCGTTTTGGATTCGCCGCCGCCTTTGCCCTTGGCTTGCACGGTGTCGAACTCGGAGGCCGTTGGGATGCCCATGCGAGCGGCGAACCACTCTGGCGATCCCTGTTCACAGTCGAAAATCTGGCAACTCATTACTGATTCCTCTTCGCTTCAAGCGCCTTCACCGCCGCGGAGTACTTCTTGGCCGGCAGCTTGTCCAAGCTTTCGACGCGGAGGAATTTCAGGAACAGTTCCTTGCTGGCCTTCACCTCCGTCATAAGTGCGGTCAGGTTTGCAACCTGCTCCTCGGTGATGCAGTCACTGGGCTGGTTCCCGTCCTGGTCCTCATTGGTCAGTGCGATGTTGAAGATGAGGCAGACCAGATAGCGCCGGCCGTAGCTCATGGTGGAGCCGAAGCCGTGCGTCGCAGTCTTGTTCTGGTTGCCCTTGAGGCCGGTCAAGTCCAACGGCACGTCCGCCTGGTAGGTGCGCTCGAATCCCTGAACGTGGGCGCAGACGCACGTGATTCGTGCATGTCCGGGGGTAGGGCAGTCGGCCGTACCGTATGACAGGGAGAAGCCATGCCTGGTGTAGACCGGCACTGCCTTGTCCGTGATCTGCTCGAGATCCGCGTACATGGAACTGGTCTGTGTGTTCTCCTTGTTGCGCCGAATCTTCGGCATCTCGGCCTGCGCGGCGCGCATGGCTTCGTTGAACGCGACCTTAGCGTTCTGCGCCATGATCCGTTCCTGCATAGCCAGCAGTCGCTCCATCTTCTCCACGTCGATGTTCGGATTCGACGCGGCGCGCTCGATCACTTGGACCATGGCGGACGACTGCGACACAGGCTCTTGCTCGGTGGGGTGCACTATTGCGTTCACGATTTCACCTCTGATTGTTGTCACAGACCGCGCCTCGCGGCCTCAATCTTTCGCTTGGCGATGTTCGCCCTGCGCTTCTCTGACCGCTCGCGCCACTGCTGCTGATTGATGCGTGCGTGTGTCGGCGAGTCGTATAACTTCCAGTTCGCCGGCACTGTCTGCGTCGTGGCATTCAGGCGCAGCACGTTGTCAGCGCAGTACGCGACCGGCTCGATGCGGCCCAGCAGCTTGCGGATCAGGTTCATCATTTCGCCACCTCACGCAAAATCTGTGCATTGATCTCGAAAAACTTCCGCAGCGCGCCAAGCTCCTTCGGACACAGCTCGGCGCGCTCCTCGTTCATCTGCGCCTGGAGCAGACACTGCAGGCGCAGGTCAGCGCTGATGCGCTTGTCGCCTGTGTCGCGTCCGGGGAATGTGAGGATTTCGGCCACCGTCTTTTCTCCTCAGCGGCTCTCGCGGAAGATCACAGCCAGAATCACTATGTGGATCGCGCATACAATCAACGCCGGCCATGGAGACCATCCAATCGCCACTGCGACGGCGAAGGCGATGATTCCGCCCGTGATTGCTCCTGCCATTGCGTGGAACATCACAGCCCCTCGCGCTCGATCCGCTTGGCCAAGCTGTGCCGAACGCGATTCGTGAAGGCGTCCTGCAGCAGCTCGATCAGCCGCACCGCGTCCGTCATCGGTACGCTGTCGCCGCGATTCATCACGCGCACGATGATCTGCTCCAGATCTCGAAGGTCGCGGCCGTCGATGTCGGTCATCGCTTCGGCCATCGTCTGGACCAAGCTGTCAGCGCCGTCCGCCTGACATTCCTGGATGTACCGGCAGGCGTCCTCGTCATCGACGTGCGAGACGTGATCCACCTCGCGGCCGTGGTGGCGCTCGTGGCGGCACTCCTCGACGATCTCCTGCCAGATCGGTTTGCGTTGTACGACGGCGTTCATGTCATTCCTCCAACTGGTCCAGCAGATCCGCAATCGCGGCCTGCTCTGTTGCTCCGCGACCGATCGGCGACAGGCTGAAGAACCAGTCCTGATCGCTGTCACAGTCGTAGTCGTCCGTGGTCGCGCTCCAGTCCATGTCGCGCACCGGGATAGGCGGCTGGTCGTGGCTGGTGTGGATCTTCACGCCGTTGATGATGTGCGTGCTCATGCAACCTCCAGTTCGCGCTCAACCCACGCCACGACCGTCCCGCGCTCATCACGGCACGCAATCAGCGGCTGTCCCTGGTACGTCGGGGCCTGCTTGCAAACCGCCACGACGTGCGGCCCCGTGAACACGATCTCGCCGTGTCGATCGCCCGTGATCATCCGCGCCTGCTGCTGGCACTGCTCCAGCGTCAGTCCCTCGATCGGCGTCTGTTCGACGCGCTCGCCGTTGGCACCGAGCACGATCACGATCAGCAGGTACTTCATGACTGCATCAGCCCGAGCGCGGACTGCAACGTCAGGCACGTCACCACACCATCGACGGTGTATCGGCCGCTGCGGATCTCGAGGCAGTGCTCGCCCGACATCAGCACGGCACCGGTGATGTGCGGCTCTGCGTCGATTGCGCCGAGCTCGTCAGTGGCGGTCGTGCGCATCCAGTCGTTGCCTGTGTTGGTCACTTCACTTCCTCCAGCTTCCCGCCCTTCGCGCAGTACCAGGTGTCAGCCTTGATGCCGTCCTTGCCGACACAGCCGACAGCGAAGCCGATGCACTTCGCATTGCCATCGAATTCGGCGAGGGCAATCCACGTACCATCCGCGCCCTTTGCGGTTGCAGCGTAAGACGAGGACGCGATGACGGAATCCTCGCCCGATGCGGCGAGCTGCGCGGAGTTGCCCGATGCGGCGAGCTTCGCGTAGTTGCCCGATGCGGCGAGCTGCGCGGAGTAGCCCGATGCGGCGAGCTTCGCGGAGTTGCCCGATGCGGCGAGCTGCGCGGAGTT